TCAGTCCAGAAGATTGCCAACGACTTTTTGAACCAGACCAGTTTTCAATGCGTTTGCCATTGCTGCCAATGGCTGCATCAAAGTCTCTGTTTGCTTTTCTGTTGCCTTCACTACTGGCTCCTGTTCCTGTTTCAGTGCCGCTGCAATGGCTGCATAGGCTTCCGCTGTGCCCTGCTGCACGGCTCCGGCAAACTGGTTTTGCGGGTCCATGTTGATTGTTTTTTTTGCCAACTTCTCTTTGCCCTGAAATATCTGCGCCATTGCAATATCCCAGCGCATCATTTGCGTTCCCATCCATGTTTTTAGCCCGTTGACAATCGGCGTACTGTTGCCTCCGAGGTTTTCCAGCCAACCACCGATGGCCTGCGTCAAATCAACAGCCGGCACGTTTTTCAATGCCACCTCAAACGCATCAACCGCCACGGCCTGCAATGGTGCATCATCAGTCCCATTTTCCGCGCCATCGCTTGCAGATCCATTTCCCCGGCGGGTACGCCGTTTTGCTTTGCTGCATTTTGCCCGACCGTCTCCAGCTCCTTCATCAATGCTTTCAAACGCTGTATTGATTGCTCCAGCGGCTTGTCTCCAATGCCTGCCGCATTCATTTCAAACCCGAGTTTGATTCCGCCAATCGGGTTGATGGCATACTCCGCGTATCTGCCGATTGCTGCACCGGCCCTCAATGCCCATTTGCCTAACCATACTACCAAGCTGTCAAATTCCTGCATCATATATGCCACTGCGACATCGGTGACTGCAATGAGTACATCTTGGATAATCTGTATCTTGTTTGGCATTGCTATGAAGCCTTGCAAAATCAGATTCATTTTTGTGACAATTTGTGTCAACTCTGGCAACACGAGTTGCCCCAACGATCGGCCAATCACCTGTATCGATTTCGTTAACTGTCCCATCTGTCCATAGAATGTCTTGTTGCCCTTTTCCAACGCCCCGTAAAACTGCCCTCCTCTGCGCGTAGCCGCCTGTAATGCACCTTGCACCATTGCAAACGTGATCTGCCCGGTCTCACGCATTTTCAGCAACTCGCCCACCGTTTTTCCTGTCGTCTTTGTCAACAGGTCAAACAGGTTGACGCCGTTTTCGGCAAATTGCATGGTTTCCTGAGCCATCAAGAATCCTTTGGCTTGCACGTCTGAATATGCCTTTGCCAGCAACTGCAATTTTTCTACGTTGCCCATCGTCAAATCGCCCAGCATGGACATCGTAGGAATTACGTCTGCTTCCTTTGTGCCTTTTGCAAGCAATAACGTGGCAGCCTGTGCCGCAGCATCCATTGAAAACGATGTTCTCAATGTGAACTTGTCGAGCTGCTGAAACAGCTTTTTCCCTTTATCAGCGTCCTGCAACAGAACACCAAACTGGGTTTCCGCCAATTCAGCATTTGCCGCCAGCTCAATCACGCTGCGTGCCAATGATTTTGTGCTGTTCAGCATCGAGGAGAACATTTGCGACATTTGAATGCCGCCAAAAATGCTCGTGACCTCCTTCGCAAACGACCGCGTGCTGTCGAGCGATACTTTGAACCCTCTTTGCAGGTCTTTGGTATTCGCTCCGATGTTGACTGACAACGTGCCCAGACTAGCCATTGCGTTTCGCTCCGATCATCTGCAGTGCCATCGCTGCCACGTCATGACTTGCCGTTTTTGTTTCCCGCTGTCCACGCCACCACATGAGGCTTTCCGGTGTCACGTCTTTGGCTCCTAACGCTCCGGCCACCATTGCCCCGAATATCGCCAGCACTTCTTGCGTGCCACGATGCCCGATAGGCTCAACGGCGTCCTTTGCCTGCCATTCCTGCCACTGCTGCGGCGTCATCTGATCCAGCATGGCGTCCACGTCCAGCCAGCCCATAATCTCGGCCAGCCTGAACGCTGTCAGTCGTGCTGGATCGCGTTTCAGTTTTTTGCTGTGGCCTCAATGTCGGCTGCCGTAAAGCCGCTCAAACGCTGTGCCACGTTCACAATACGCTCAACCACGTCCGCCCGCTGTTGGCTGATGGCCTGCACGTCTTGCAGACTGAATAACGGCGCACCGTCATCAGTCTTGCAACACGCCACTACCAGCCGTTCGCGGATCTCAGCAACACGCGCCGCCACTGGCCCCGATTTGCCCTGCATGGATTGTTCAAATCGCGTCCGCTCGCCTGCAGTCATGCCCCAGACCGGCACAACCACACCCTCACCGAACTCCGGCAATGCTACGTCCTCACGCGGCATTTGCAGCGGTGTCCGGAACGCCTGTGGATCAATTATCGTCCTCGTCATCCTCACCCTCCGTTTGCATTTCTTCCGGCAAATACAGTTTGTGATTTGCCCTCACAGCCGCGTCAATCTGTGCCTGCGTCATGCGGCAGGCTTCGCGGCATTCATCATCCAACGGCACCGCCTCACCATTCTGCACCAATGCAACGCAGTTGGTTTCCGGGTGTGCCGACTGGTCAATCTCGGTGCCTGCAGGAATAAACCGCCGACTGTCTGACTTGACAATCAGCGGGCTTTCCCAGCAGTCCACCACGCCCAGTTCTCGCGTTGTTCTGCATTTCACGTCGTCACCTCATCAGGTAGGCAATACAGGGCAGCCGTCGCACTTCAATGTAATGCTGCCGCGCAGACCATCGGAAGCATCGCCCGTGATGTCCACGCCAATCCCGGAGGACACAAACGTCAATTCCGTGCTGGCGGTGTTGGCAAAAATGACCTTCCAGTTCACGTCGTTCGGCAGTCCGTTCGTTGTCATGTGCGCTGCGGTGGCCAGTGCCATGATGTTTTTGTGCCCGGTCAATGCCGGATCATACAACAGATCAAACGTGACGCTCCCGCCTTCCACGTATCCAGTTGGGTCATATTCGACACCAGCCGTGCCGTCCAGTGTCCTGCTGTCGTAGGTCTCTGTTTCGATGCCTGAGATGTTAAACCCAGTCACCTGTGCCACCGCCGTGTAGGTGGTGCCGGCTGCTTGCTGAATGACCGTGCCTTTAACTTTTAACTTTGCCATGTCGGCAGCTCCTTATCAGGGGTTGAAAATAATGTCGTAGTCAAGAGTAATGGCGAACACGCCGTTATCGCTGCCGTCCGTGGCTGGCTCGTAATCGTGAGACTCGCTGTTGAAGATTGACGCACCAACCGTGTAACTTCCTGCCGCGCCGCTGTAGTCCGTCAACCGGGCTTTGACCGCGTTTGCCAATGACTCAGTTTCCGGGAATGTCCGGCCCTTGCAATCGATGTCAATAACGATGCTTCTGAGTGTGCTAGTGGTGTTGTCCAGACACAGAAACTCTTCGCTGTTCAACTGCGTCAAAATCAGATATGGCAACGCCGCTTTTTGCGGTGCCTTATTGATGTAACAGCGCGTGCCGATCAGCGTGCTGATGGCTGCGGTGTTGATCACCAAATTGAGAATGCCTGTAATCATTTGTTTTTGCTGGCCTCAATCGTGATTTCTCTGGACATATGCACGCGAATGATGTTGCGAATTCCAGCTCCGTTCGATGCCAGTGTCATCATAATCGGTTTGCCCATTTTTGGCATACGACCACGATTCAGTATCGGCTTGCCGTTTGGCATTGAATACCGCCTGATAGTCGTTTTGCCATCTGCTGTTCTGACTCTCCTGCGTACTGTCTTTACGCCTGTCGTGCGCATGGCTGTTCCCAGAAACCACCAATGCACATTATTTTTACTGATCCCAACTCCAGGCCTTCGTTTGTCTTTTCTCCGCTGTTGTGTTGTTGCAATTTTTTCTCGCATTTTAGCAGCTCTGGCCTGCTGCTTTTCTGTCAACTCACGCCTTTTCAGCAACAGATTCGGCCCAACACCACCACCGACTTTGACCGCCCGATTTCCTGAATTGTATCTGCGTTTGACGTGTCGCCACGCTATTGCTTTCCGGACGCTTTTGTATTTGCCGGGAACATCACTTTTGACTTTATCTCGACCAAACTTTCCAACCTCAGCCAGTGCCTTTGTCGCTGCCTTGCCCTCGATTGTTGTCAACATACGGTTCATTGCTCGCTGAACCAGTGCCATCTCAACCTTTGCAACAATGACCTCACCAAACCCACTCATCCCCGCCGACCGCATTGCACCGAACATCAGGTAGTCCGCCTTCGTGTCTGAATCTCGATGCTGTTGTTGGCCAGATCCACGTTTATCACGCTCAGAATCTCGTACACCTTGCCATCGGAAACGATCCGCATATCCGGTGTCGCCTTTTCCAGCGTAGGCGACCACGGACAATTAAACACAAAATCAACATCGGACTGAACCTGACTCACGCGCCAGAACTCACGCCCGCCACGGCTGCGGACTTCCGCCCATGCCGTTGTGTACGTCGTCCAGTTTGCGTCTGTGTTGCCATCGATGTGGCCTGCTGCGTCAGCAGTGCCAGCCAGCCGCTGTATCGTGATGCGTGTGGTGTGCCGTCTGTGGCTGCCTGTGGTCTTGCACTTCATGCGAACACCTTGTGGTA